TAGAAGGATTTCAGGCAGAACATCAAAAATTAAGGACTAATTTAAAACTAGATAAATTAGAAAAAATAAATAGAATTGGATTAGAACAAATAATTAGTGAATACTTATTACAAGCACCAAATAAAGGAAAAGATTATATAGAAAATGAATTAAAACTTTGGACTGATAATTTACGAAATTACTTTGTCGGAAAAGATTTTACAACAGAAATGGGAAAACATACTGATTATCTTATGGATAGAGCGATAGCTATTGCAAATCAAAAAGATGCAGGTTTTCAAAGATTTGAAGATGCAAGACAGTTTCTTAAAGATTTTTCAAAATTATTTCCAAGTTATTCACTTGGTACAAAAAAAGTTTCTGATGGTGCAGGTGGTTTTAAAATAGTATCAATTAAAAATCCTAAAAACTCTTTAACAAATTCAACAAAGTATTTAGATAAATTAAATACTACTTTAAAAACAATAGATACTTTAGAAAATAGATTTCTTGATTATCAAGATAAATTTCAAGCAGAAGCAGATATTCAAAAAGCAGAACAAATAATAAGACAAGATGATGGTAATTTATCAACTGAACAAAGACTAAAAAATCAAAATGAAATAGATGAACTAACTGCTTCCGATCCAAAAGTAGCTACATGGATAAAAGATAATCAGTATGTTCTATCAAGAAACAATCGTGAACGACAAATATATTATCGAGAAAAAATTGTTACTAATCAAATTAGAACTAAAAAATTAGGTTTAAATATTATTAATTCTATTTGGAATAACAGTTTAAAAACAGAAAAAGATTTAAAATTTAGAGAAGATATGATTAAAAATTTAGGTAAAGATATAGAAAAAACAAATCAAATAGCAGTTAAAGGAGCAGGAGATATAATAAAAAAATTAAATACTATGTATTTAAACAAAGCTCAGATTACACCAAACCAACAAGATGAAATAGAAGATTTACAGTTTGAAATTCCAAATAAGCTTTTGAATTTTTGGACTACAGCATCTATTGATACAGGTAAATTAGATAAAAATAATAATCCAATATTAAGAACTCCTAATGAAGATGAATTTAAAGATTATATGAACAAAGTTTTTGAACAATCTATAAATAATATTCGTGCTATAAGAGATATTGCAGAAGGAGAGGGAAATAAAATTTATCCTCAAAATCGTACTATTGAACAATTTAATGAAGATATAGAAGAAGACAATAGAGTAAGAGCTAGAGCAGTTATTTTAACAGCACAGCAATTACAAGTTGAAGCACCATTTATAGATGGCAACCAATTAAAACCAAGTTTACAAGACGTAGCAGAACAATTTTCTTACGGAGATTCAATAACTCCTGATGGCATCATTGCTAGTTTTAATGATGCAGATGGAAATTTCAACGAAGAAGAAAAAGATAGTTTAAAACAACTTTTAAAATTTACAAGAGTATCTGACATTGAAATAAAAAGATATGGCCTTGTTGATAAAGGTGTACTTGAAAATAAAAGATTAGAAGAATATATTAAAAATACAAGTACAGATGTTGAAGGTGAATTAATAGAAGGAAATAATACTAAAAATAAAGAAATTAAATCAACAGAAACAGAAACAGAAACAGAAAATGAATTTATTAACAATACAGAAGATATTAAAAATATAAATGATTTCAATGAAATTATTAATCCAAATCTTATTAAAAAAAATAAAGTTGATGCTGGTTCTTTAAACAATTTAGGTAATATTGCTAATAATTTTGTTAATGCTTTAACTGGTACTCAATCAGCACAAGCAGGAGAATTTCAAAAGCCAGTAATGAATCCTGAAGTCTTAAAGCTTATTGAAAATGAAGATAAAATTTTATCAGCAAAAGATATAGGTATTAAAGATGAAAAAGATGAACCTAACGGAGCAAGAAGGCAAGAACACAATTTTGTAATTTTTTATAATTTAGCTAAAAAATACGGACATAAGTTTCCTGAGCTAACAGCAGCACAGGCTATGCACGAAACTCTAAATGGTGCATCTCCTTCAGGAAAAAATAACTACTTAGGATTTGAAGCAAATCGAGTACAGATAAAAAGAGGAGAGTCATCTTTACTTGATACTAAGCAAGATTTTGGAAAAGGTTTAGAAAAAACTAAAGAAGATTTTGTAGATTTTGAAGATATAAGAGATCAATTTATACAATACAAAAATGAATGGAACGACCCATTTGCAGACAGAAAAGGTATTGTAAGTGTAAATACACCAGAAGAAGCTTTAGATTTAATTCTTAGCCGACCTGATGATATGTATGCTACAGATAAGGACTATAAGCAAAAAGTTCTTAATATTTTGTATCAAGCAAAACTTTCACCTGCTCTATTTTAAAAATGACAAATACACCTTTTAATGAAAATAATTTACAACAACCAGAGGTAGATACAAGTCAAGCTGTTGAAGAAACCAAAGAAAAAATTAGAGAAGAAAATTTGCAAAATAAACTAACAACAAAACCAATACCAAATCAAGAACAAATAACAAATAGTGAAACAGCAGAAATAGTAAAAGATCAAAAAAATACAGAAGAAGAACTTAGTGAAATTAGATCTTCTGATACTAAATTTTTAACAGAAGAACAAAAATTATTAGATAGTTTTGAAAAAGATATGAATAAAAAAATTGAAGAATATGTAGCTAATCAAGGAGATAATATAAATCGTTTAGAATATCAAAAATTTATAGAAGCTAAACGAAGTAATTTTGCAGCAAGAGTAAAAAATGGAATTATAAATGGGAATATTTCTAATCTAAATAATATATATAACTTAGGTGATGATCTCGTAGATTATATTCTTGGAGATATTTACAATTCATCAAGACCTGCTGATTTTGAATTAATACCTTTAAAAAAACCATTAAGTAAAAGATCTAGGTTTAGTAATCTTATTGGTGGTTTTACAGAAACAGAAGAAGATAGGAATAGTACGGTCTATGGTATATCAAAAGGTTTAGCTCAATACGTTTTACCTGCTTTTAAAACTCAAGCTTTTTTAAAAGAGTTAGGAGTTAAAAAGTTTAGATACGGTTTAACAGGACTTGGTGTAGGTACTATCGCTGTTAGTCCTTATGAAGATAAATTATTAGGTTTCTTAGAGAATAGAAGTGATATAGCTCCAATAATTAGAGATATACTAGGTAATGCTAAAGAAACAGATACAGAAGGAAATATATTACCAGCAGAGGAAAGATTAAGAGCAAGATTATATTCTCTTGCAAATGATTTTATTACTGGCGAAATTTTATTACCAACTGGCTTTAAAGCTGCAAAATTAAGTTCAAAGGGAATTAGTCAGGTTGTAAAAAAAACAGGCATAGATAAGAAAACTGCCAAAGTCCTTTTTGGTATAAGAGATATTACGAAAGATAATGTTGGCAAATTAGGCAATGAAATGGTTGATTTTTTTGTAGATCAAATTTATAGTTTTAAAAATAAAGGCGGTGCAGAATTAAATAGATTTAAAAGTAATTTAAGAAATCTCATAAACAGATCTGGTACAGATATTGAAGAGACTGTTTATGAAGCTCAACAAGGTAATTTAATGGATAATTTAAATTTATATATGAAACAAATAAAAGATCATCCATTATTGCAAAAATATTATATGGGTGGAGATGGAGAATCTTTAAGTGCAGTTCCTTTAAGAGGTAAAAAAATAACAAGGACTATGAACGCTAGAGATTTAGCTAGATATTTTAAAGGTAAAAATGGTAAAGATTTTTCAAATACACAAGCAATAGTTGATTTTATCATGGCTAGAGGTGCAGCTTTAAAGAGTTCAGTAAAACCAAATAGCAGAACATGGAAGGCTATGCAAGCTAAAGCTAGAACACAACTACCTTTAGACACCATAAATGTATTAACTGATTTTATAGATCAATACGGTAAAGGCGGAGATTTTGATTTAGAAGCTTCTATTATTGCTATGAACGATATTGTTAATGAATCTGCAATAGTCTTGCAAGACTTAACTTCAAAAATGGACGATCAATTAAGTCTTAGAAGAAGCGGAAAAATGGACACAGTTCACTACGACAGATTAAAAAAAGATTTTGCTTTTACATTAAAGTTTTTTGATTCTGTTATTGCTTTAAAACGTAACACTATAAGTCCTATATCAAGAGCTTTAAGTTTATCAAACGTAACTTCAGGTACACCTACAAAAAAAGGTTTAAAAAATTTAGGAAAAATTAGAGAAGATGAATTGTTATTAGAAAACGTACAAAGAAAAGCAAGAATAAAAAATGCAGAAAACATGATAAACCCTGATGACCCTTTAGGAGAATTTGATATTGAAGATATAATTAAATTAGCTGATGAAGGAGATACAAAAGCATTACAACAGCAAATAAGAAGATTAAATATGGCAGCTACAAATCCAAAAGCTTTAAAAGCTATAATGGCTGCACAAAAAGGTAATGGAATTATAAAAATATCTAATCATCTATTTATTAATTCAATTCTTTCAAGTCCAATAACACATCAAGTTAATATTCTTTCAACTGCTGCAAATACATTTATACGACCTACTGCAAAATTTGTAGGAGCAGAGGATAATGGTCAAAGAATAAGAGCTTTAAAGGAACTTCAGTACTTAATGTCAACTTCTTTTGAATCTATGAAAATGGGTTTAGTAGCTTTTAGAGCAAACAGAAATATTGTTGATGCAAGCGGAACAATACTAGATGGACAATCCGCACAAAAATTAATGATGGATGGGTGGACAGGTACAAGAGGATCTTTAGGTAGAGCATTTATGAATGGATATGGTTTACCTAGTAGGTTTCTTATGGCAGAAGATGAAATATTTAAGCAGTTAAATTTTAGAGCTTATGTTAGGGCTGAAATATGGGAAAGAACACATTTGGCAATGCAACGAGGTACACAAAAATTTGCAAGTCGGCAAAAATATAACGAATATGTAAATAATCAATTTAATAGCATTATGGATGTTATTAATAGAGAATCAATGGAAGGTAAATTATCAAAAAGAAATTTAGAATTATTAGACAGGGCTAGAAAATATGCAAATGAAGCTACATTTACTGAAGATTTAAAAGAAGGATCTTTTTCTGAAGCATTTACTAATTTAGTAAACGAATATCCTTTAGCAAGACAAATAGTTCCTTTTATCAGAACTCCTATAAACATAACAAAACAAGCATTTAACGCAAGTCCTATTGCCTTACTTGTTGAAATGCAAGACACAAGAATAGGAAGTACAAAACCTTTTAAATCTTTAGGTCAAGGTTTACAAAAGTTAAGTTGGTTAGATCAACATTATGCAGATTTAAAATCAGTCGATAAAAACACAAGAGCTTTAGCAAGAGGAAGAACACGAATAGGTTCAAGCGTATTTGCAGGTGCTATTTATTTTGCTCATGAAGCTAATAACCCTGAAGCATCTATAGCAATAACAGGTGGATTACCAAAAAATAAAGCAAAAAGAGAATTATTAATTAATCAAGGATGGCAACCGTATTCAATTAGATTATTTGCAACAGAAGAAGATATAAAAAAATATGATAGAAAAGGAGCAGCTTATGAAGTTATAACAGAAGCAGATGGAGCAATAAAATATATAAGAGGTGCAGATGGCAAAATAAAATATAAATATTATAGTTATAAAAGATTAGAACCTTATGCAAGTTTTCTTTCCGTAGCTGCTGATTTTACAAGAATATCACCATTTTTAGGAGAAGAAAGAATTTTAGAAAAAGAAGCTATGGAACAAGTTATAGCAGCAGCTATGTATGATTCAAGTATAGATAAAACTTTCTTAAATGGTATTTCTGAACTTTTTCAATTGTTTGAAAGACCAGCACAACTAAATGCTTTTTTAGCTAGAAGAGTAGCACAAACTCTTATACCATTTTCAGGGGCAAGTAAGTTTATTAAAACCGCAAGAAATAGCTATGGTAAGTTTGGAAATATTGTTATGGATAAAAAAGTTGCAAAAGGACAATTTGAAGGAGATATGAACCCTTTAATTTTTGCACACAGATTTATTAACGAAGCTGCATCTTTAACTTCGTGGGGTGATGCAAAAGCAATACCTTATCAAAATCATATAAGTGGTAAATACTCAATTCGTCCAGTAGGCTTTGGAAAAGATGAAATGAATCCTCTTACAGATGGTCATGCTACAGATACAGTTTCAGTAAATGATCCTGTTATGACTGTGCTTTTAGAAACTGGCAGAGAATATAGAAGACCTGATATGACAATATATCCAAAAGATAGTACAAATCCAACACCTGTATTTACGGATGCAGATGAATATAAAGATTTAATTTTTGCAACAGCAACATATACAAAAGGTTCTTTACAAAAAACTATGTATCAAACCATGAATGATTGGATTAATAATAATCAAGAAACAATTTCAAGAATGAGAGCAAAACCTTCAGATTTAGATTATGAAAAACTAACACCAGCTTTAAGAAAAAAATACGCCAGATTATTTAACAAAACAAATTTAACTGCTGAAGACCTAGATCCTGCTGCAAGAGCAACTCTGATTTATAACGCAAGAGAAGAAGTAGGAGATGTTATGACAGAAATTCACGCAGAATATAGTAGAGATGCTAAAAAATTCTGGATAGAAAATAATTTTAAAAACATGAGTCCAGAAAAATATAATAAATATCAACAAAGGATTCAAAAAACAAAAATGTTATATGATGTTTATAAATCAGATAGTAAAATTGAGATTTTAGAAGATTTTGCTGCTCTTAATCTATTGAGTTAACAATGGCAACCAACACCACAAATACGTTTACTAACCACACAGGTGATGGAAGTGAAGTAAATTTTCCTATTAGTTTTACATATATTTCTACTTTAGAAATAGATGTAACAGTTGGTGGTGACTTAAAAACTCAAGGTACTCACTATACAGTAAACGGTCAGCAGATTACATTTACTTCTGGTAACACCCCTGCTAATGGTGCTGCTATAAAATTTCAAAGAGATACAGATATAAGTTCTAAAAAAGTAGATTTTCAAGATGGAAGTGTTTTAACAGAAGCAGATTTAGATACAAACAGCGATCAGATATTATTTGGTTTACAAGAGTTTATAGATGAATTAAATAATAATACTGTTAAAAAAGATGGTGGTCTTGCACAAATAGCTGATGCTGCAAATTTAGCTGCCTTAACTGATAATGAACGCTTAATACTTGATGGGGCAACAGTAAGTACTACAGAACTAAATACATTGGATGGTGTTAACAGTACATTAACTGCATCTGAATTAA